TGCAACAGATAATAAGAATCTACAGATAGCAATCCTAGCCGTAATAATACAGGAACAAGGAAAAGGAGGAAAGATATCAGGATTTAACCACAACTACGGAGGGTTTGACATAACTAGGGGGGCTTGGAAATTTAATACAATAGGAGCTTCTAATACAAACGGATACGTCCTCGCAACAGAGGGAGGAACAAAATGCAGAATCGCTTATGTAAGCTTTAAAGATGCAGCATCCTTCTTCAAAGTAAAACTCGGAAGCTTTACCAGAAAAGGGTTTGACAAACCCCTCACAGGAGCACAGGTTGCAACTTTGTGGTATGAAAAATGGAATGGAAAAGGAGCACGGTTATTCTGGAATAACAATACTAATAATTATAAAAAAACCTACGCCACTGTAGAGCAGTATGATCAATTTGTAGTGTCGAACTTCGCAAATACGTATTACGCAACAGCAAAGAAATTAATAGGATAAGTATGTATTACCCAAAGTCTAAAATAGTAACAGACCTATACACAAACGGTAAAGAGCTGGTGTACGTAAGTACGGAACTCCCTTATTTGGGAGATTACCATATACTTGCTAAGGGTGAGGTTTATACCGGGAAGAATCCACATGATGGAGAGCTACAAAGGTTAAAATATAAAAAAACTATTCCTTTTAACAGCACAGATGAGGGTATAGAATTATTAGACTTACCCACAGCCCCCTCTAGCACTACTTACGACACTATCAGAAGAGGTAAACTAATAGAACCGCCTAATGTAGAGCTTATAGAACCTAAATATACGCAACCAACAGTAAAATATCCAGTACTTACCCGGTACTTCCTGAGAAGAACGAACAATGCAATCTTTACAGAGGTTTCACTAAAGGATTATAACGCTATAAAGAATAGAGATAAGAAGTACAACTGGGGAATCTATGTAACTTTCGAACTCCCCTGGTCTACCTCAGGAGCTTACATTAAAGAGACGAATGAACGTATGGTTCTTCTAACAGAACAACGTTATAAAGTCTACGGCTTTACCCAATACATCACAAACTATACCGAATTCTCAATCTAAGTTGTAACTATTAACATCTTTTCTTATATTAGAGGAAAGGTTATGTTTTGGTTAATAGAGACACAAGAGCAGTTCGATGATCTAAAGGATCATAAGTTAGAGAATATTATAGCTATCCCTATACAGAGACATCTCGAGTTACATCCCGCTATTTATACTCCTCTTTGCCTATACGTAAAAGATGTAGATACAAAGGAAGGATACCTCTTAAACTTCTTTCACAGCGAAGCATTAAAAATAGAACATACTCAAGTCAGAGAATGGCTAGCAACTATACAGAAAATCTATACTCCGGATAGGAAAGTCTTTAATTACTTTTACCACGGTCAAAATACATACTCTCTACCTGCTACCAAAGAGGAAAACACTCAAGCATTAAATTACTTTTCAAGAAGGTATTATAACGATCCAGAACTAAGTAATATTATTCCGATTGTAAAGCATTTTGAGCATTGTCAAAAAGTATCAGAAGAACATCTTAAAGGTATAGCAGACTATTCACCTAATGAATTCCGGAAAACAGTAGAAGATATATTTTGGGTTATAGAAAGAAACGGCTTGAAGGTAAGTGATACATTAGAGGAGCATTTTAACATAGAGAGACCCTTTCTATCACTTATTAATAACCATATTTTAACACAGTACAACCTCAACAATACAACAGGAAGACCTTCTAACCACTTTAACCATATAAACTTCGCAGCATTGAACAAAGATAACGGGTGTAGAAGTGTTTTTATACCTAGAAATGACCTACTGATGGAGATAGATTTGGTAGCATACCATCCTACTTTGATATCGAAATTAGTACAGTACGAGTCTGCAACAGGAGATATTTACGAGGATTTCGGACAGGTGTATGGAATGGACAGAGATGAGGCAAAGAAGTTAGTATTTAAACAGCTATACGGGAATGTATTTGATCAATATAAGGATTTTGAATTCTTTAAACTTACAACTGCGTATATAGAAGAACTCTGGACGAAGTTTCAAAAGCAAGGATATATCGACGGAGTAGATGAGAGATATAGGTTTTACAGGAAAGACTTAGCAAATATGAATCCGCAGAAGTTATTTAACTACCTAATACAGAACTACGAAACTGTAAGCAATGTTGGTTTATTGCAGAAAATACTCTATCTTATGGAAGATAAAAAATCCAAAATAGTACTGTATACATATGATGCAATACTCTTAGATTTAGCAAAAGAAGATAAAGATATTCTACGTAAAATAGTAGAAGTCTTTGAAAAAGAAAATTTAAAGATAACGATAAATGTTGGAAAAAGATACGATACTTTACAGCCCTTTTGATATGTATGATATAGATACTATAGAGAGTCAAGAGATGTTGAAGAATAAACTGTTGTGTACATTCGTACCCACTGAGGAGATAGATTACTTTATAGCCGATCTAACACAAAAACACACAATACTATATAATAAAATATTCATCTTAAATATAAAAGATTCAGACGAAGTAGCCTGTACCTATAATTTAGATGAAATGAGCATAGATAGTATTCCACCGAATACAATTTTAGTTCATAGAAAAAAAGAGACTAACACTCTCTACACTATTAATGCACTCAACGAGCTTATTAAAAGTTTAAACGGGGGAGTGGTGGACACCCGTTTTAGAGTGGACTGGCAGCATTATAGAAATACAGTGCTGCTGACTACTCAAGGAGAATTAAGATCTCTAAAAACAAAAATACACGAAATTAGAAACGTGTAAATCTAAGTTGCCTCTGAGCAGCAAAGTTCATATATTATAGTAATAAGTTATAAGAATGAACGTAAATGAAATCAAAGCAAAGCTACAAGCTATGCAAACCCAGAACAGTGCCCAGTCGACAGGGTCAAGGAAAAACAACTTTTATAAACCGAGTGTAGGTAAGGAAGTTATTCGAGTAGTGCCGTCAAAATTCAACAAATCAAATCCATTTTCGGAGCTAATGTTCCATTACGGTATTCACAAATTCCCAATCATTTCACCAATCAACTTCGGAGATGCAGATCCAATAGTTGAATTTGTTGCAAAATTGAGAGAAGCAGGAGGACAGGAAAACTGGAGACTTGCTAGAAAGCTAGAACCTAAAATGAGAGTATTTGCTCCAGTAATCGTAAGAGGTAAGGAAGATGAAGGAGTAAAACTATGGGGATTCGGAAAAGAGATCTACATGGAATTATTATCAATGGTTGAAGATGAGGACATAGGAGATTTTACAGACATTATTACAGGTAGAGATTTAACTTTAACTACCATCGATGCTGCTACAACAGGAACAGGCTACGCTAAGACAACCCTCAGAGCAAGAACTGCAGAAACTACCTTAACAGACAATGCAGCCCTACTTGCAACAGTCTTAGAAGATCAACCTAATCCAACAGAAGCATTTAGTAGAATGGAATTTGACGACATGAAAAAAGTACTTCATGATTATCTAGCTCCAGAAGAAGCAGAAACAGATGTACCAACTCCAATGGTAGCATTTGACACTCCTTCATCACCGACAAACAAGTTTTCCTTAGAGAACTCAGGAAAGAAGGCAGAATCGAAAGCTGATAAATTCGATAGTTTATTTGAAGACGACGCTGTACCTTTCTAAGATAATCGATGGCGAAAAAACAAAGCAAATCACTAACAGAAGCTGTATCCGCAGAACTTAAAAAAGGGTTTAACCTCAATAAGTTTAAAGAGCAGAAATTGCTGAGTAAAAATGTTCGCTTTAAAGACCAGAAATGGATCCCATTATCCCCGGCATTTCAAGAGATCACCTCTATACCGGGGATCCCAATGGGACACATAACTATGCTAAGAGGCCATTCCGATACAGGGAAGTCTACAGCATTATTAGAGGCAGCAGTATCGGCTCAAAAAGCCGGAATACTACCAGTATTCATTACTACAGAGATGAAGTGGAACTGGGAACATGCTGTCCAGATGGGTTTACAAGTAGAACAAACAGTAGATGAAGATACCGGAGAAGTCTTAGACTATGGAGGATTCTTTATTTACGTAGACAGGGAGACTATACACACAATAGAAGATGTAGCGGCTTTCATACTAGACCTGATAGACGAGCAAAAGAAAGGAGCATTACCTTACGACTTACTCTTCTTATGGGATTCAATCGGATCAGTACCTTGCGAATTATCAGTACGTTCTAATAAGAACAATAATGAATGGAACGCAGGAGCAATGTCTACACAATTCGGTAACGGAGTTAATCAACGTATCGTAATGTCGAGAAAAGAGTCCTCTCCTTATACTAACTCATTAGTAGTTGTAAACAAGGTGTGGACACAGAAAGCAGAATCACCAATGGGACAGCCGAAACTTATGAATAAGGGAGGTTTTGCTATGTGGTATGACGCAACGTTTGTAGTCACCTTTGGAAACATTATGAATGCCGGCACATCTAAGATTAAAGCAATCAAAGACGGTAAGCAGGTAGAATTCGCTAAGAGAACAAATCTCCAGATAGATAAGAATCATATCAACGGTATAACAACTAGAGGTAAGATTATTATGACACCTCACGGTTTCATTCTAGATGAAGATAAAGATCTTAAGAATTACAAAGCAGCACACGCAGCAGAATGGGCAGCAATACTAGGAGGAGGAGACTTCGAGATAGTAGTAGAGCAAGCAGAAGAAGGCGATGCAGCACCAATACCAACTGAAAACGACCCAGGATAGAACTAAACTCTAAATTAAGTTGAAAGGCCCTTGCTTATGCAGGGGTTTTTTATTATCTTTAAGTATGTCAACTAATCTAAGAGCTCTTCTTGCTACTGTTACAGAGCATGAATCCTCACCTGCAGTAGTACAGGAATTCCATTCACGAGTACTAATGATAGATGCTCTTAACCTATTCTTCAGAAACTTTGCTACAATTAATTTCTTAAATAAAGAAGGAATTCCTATCGGAGGTATGGCCGGGTTTATAAGATCACTAGGGTCCTTGATACAGTTAGTACAGCCAACAGGAGTGTATGTTATCTTTGACGGAGTAGGATCTTCGAACAATAGAAAAAACCTCTTACCGGAATATAAGTCAAACCGCGGAATAACTAGGATAACAAACTGGGACACCTATGATAATATTGAAGAAGAAGGAGAGTCTAAAGTAGACCAGATAACACGTCTAATCCACTATTTACAATGTCTACCAGTAAAGACAGGAATGATAGATAAGGCAGAGGCTGACGATATGATAGCTTACATGGCGAACACCCTCCCACATACTCACAACTCAGACGTAATAATAGTATCCTCAGACAAAGACTATCTGCAGCTGGTCAGTAATAAGGTAACAGTCTATAGGCCTATAGGTAAGAAATTTTACAAACAGAAAGAAGTAGCAGAGGAATTCGGAATACATTCAGACAACTTCATACTATACAAAACCTTATTAGGAGATAAATCAGATGCAATATCGGGAATTAAGGGACTAGGCCCGAAAACACTTCTAAAGAGGTTCCCGGAATTAGTAAAACATTCACTAACTCTAGAAGACATCTTTGAGATATCAGAAGCTAAATTAACACAGCATAAAATCTATGCTCAAATACTACAAGGGGAACAGGTTATAAGAAACTCCTACAAGTTGATGGACCTCCGAAACCCGATATTGGACGATAGGCAGATAAAGTACATCGAAGAATTAATACAGGAAGAGAATAATCCATTTCATAGAAAAGAGTTTCTAGAGATGTACCACCAGGACGGAGTAGATCATTTTATAAAGAATATAGAAGGGTGGGTAACTGATACTTTTTTTAAGTTGGGAAACTTAAGATAAGATCGTATATTATAGTACAAGAAAAATAAGTTATATTAATTAAATAGTTATAGAAAATAAATGACGTTAAAGCAGCTAAGTGACTACGGTCCAGCATTCCAGGTAAAGACATTAGGAGCTTTACTAACAAGAAAAGAGTTCTTGCAAAACATATACGATGTTCTAACAGACGAACATTTCCCTAATCCAGCCCACAAGTGGATCATAAATGAGATATTGAGATACTGGCATAAGTACCATACAGTAATCTCTATGGAGACTTTAACTATAGAAGTAAAGAGATTAGATAATGAAATCTTAAAAACCTCAATTAGAGAGCAACTCAAAGAAGCTTATAAACATTCAGACGATGAGTTACAATACGTAGAAGAAGAATTTACCGCTTTCTGCAAAAACCAACAACTTAAATCAGCACTGCTTAGCTCTGTAGATATGTTAAATACCGGAGAGTATGATACTATTAGAGTTTTAATAGATAATGCGTTAAAAGCAGGAGCAGATAGGAATATTGGACATGAGTACAATAAAGACATAGAGACTAGATATAGAAAAGATTCTAGACCTACAATACCAACTCCATGGCCGGAACTTAATAACCTAATGCAAGGCGGATTCGGCCCGGGTGATTTAGGAATAGTATTCGGTAACCCGGGAGGAGGTAAAAGTTGGCTTATGGTAGGAATGGCAGCACATGCTGTAAAGATGGGATACAACGTAGTATACTATACCCTTGAATTAGGAGAGGATTATGTAGGTAAAAGATTTGATTGCTACCTAACAGGCATAGGAATAGAACATATCGGAGACCATAGAGCTAAGATAGATAAGATGGTATCAGAATTAACCGGAAACCTAATCATAAAAGAATACCCGCCTAAGATGGCCTCAGTCTCAACCATAAGAGCACATCTCCAAAAATGTGTAGACTCAGAAGTTAAGCCGGATTTAGTAATTATAGACTATATCGACTACTTAAGAGGGACTTCGAATAAGTTCGCAGAGAGGAAAGATGAGATAGATGATGTGTATGTAGCATGTAAAGGGTTAGCTAAAGAGCTTAAGATTCCAATAATCTCTCCTTCTCAAGTAAATAGAATGGGTGCTAAGGATGATGTAATAGAAGGCGATAAAGCTGCAGGATCTTACGATAAGATTATGGTATCGGACTTCTGTATGTCTCTCTCAAGAAAGAAAGAAGATAAGGTAAACGGAACAGGCAGAGTACACATTATGAAGAACCGATACGGTATGGATGGTATGACGTTTGGAGCATTGGTAGATACCAATACCGGGCATATCAAACTCACAGAAGATGTTCCGACCTACGATGAGTTCCCCGCCTCTAACGGATCTTCTGGTTCTAAGACGTTTAATCTAATGGATAGCTTTGATAAAAAAGTACTAGCCGAGAAATTTGCACAACTTTCCACAGTTTCTTAAAAGAAAACCTAATTTTCTTTAAAAATCACATAGTTATTATATACAATATAAAAATCAAATATAAATGGACATCAGTCAGAAAATCCTATCAGACATCACAGTTTTCTTAAAGTACGCAAAATACACTCCAAGTCTTAATAGACGGGAGATATGGACCGAATTAGTAGACAGAAACAAAGCTATGCACTTAAAAAAGTATCCGCAATTAGCAGACGAAATTGAAAATACTTACAAATTCGTTTACGATAAAAAGATACTTCCTTCAATGAGGTCTATGCAATTTGCAGGAAAGCCTATTGAAATTAGTCCGAACCGTATCTATAACTGTGCGTATGCACCTATAGATGACTGGAGAACATTCGGAGAGATTATGTTTTTACTTTTAGGAGGAACAGGTATAGGATTTTCTGTTCAAAAACACCACGTAGAAAAACTACCTGAGATAAGAAGACCAAACCCTGCTAAGTTTAGAAGATACTTGATTAGTGACTCTATAGAAGGATGGGCAGACGCAGTAAAAGCATTAATAAAATCACACTTCCAAGGAGGTTCTACTTTGAGATTTGATTATTCTGACATTAGACCAAAAGGAGCTGCACTGATAACATCAGGAGGTAAAGCACCAGGCCCTCAACCGTTGAAAGAATGTCTTGTAAAGATGCAAGGAATCTTAGACCGTAAAGAAGATGGAGATAAATTAGAGCCGATAGAAGTTCATGATATAGTTTGTCATATCGCAGATGCAGTACTGGCAGGAGGAATCAGAAGAGCAGCCTTAATATCATTATTCTCAGCAGACGACGAAGAAATGATCTCTTGTAAGTCTGGAAACTGGTGGGAATTAAACCCGCAAAGAGGAAGAGCTAACAACTCTGCAGCATTACTGCGAAGAAAAGTAACAAAAGAATACTTCTTAGACTTATGGAATAGGGTAAAAGCTTCGGGAGCAGGAGAGCCAGGAATATACTTTACTAATGATAAAGATTGGGGGACTAATCCATGCTGTGAGATCGCCCTTAGACCTTATCAGTTCTGTAACTTATGCGAAGTAAATGTAAGTAACGTAGAAACTCAGGAAGAGTTAAATGAAAGAGTAAAAGCAGCAGCGTTCTTAGGAACACTTCAAGCGGGTTATTCTGACTTCCATTATTTGAGAGAAGTATGGAGACGTACAACAGAGAAAGATGCATTAATCGGAGTATCTATGACAGGTATTGGCTCTGGAGCAGTTTTAAAGTTAAATACAACCGAAGCGGCAGAAATAGCTAACCAAGAGAATATTAGGGTTGCTGAGCTGATCGGAATAAACAAAGCGGCTCGTGTAACTACCGTGAAGCCTGCAGGGACAACCTCTCTGACACTAGGGACATCGTCTGGAATACATGCTTGGCATAACGATTTCTACTTAAGAAGAATAAGAGTAGGTAAAAACGAATCGCTATACGGGTATCTAGCAAAGAACCATCCTACATTAATAGAAGATGAATTCTTTAGACCTCATGATACAGCAGTAATCACAATACCTCAAAAAGCACCAGTAGGAGCAATTCTTAGAACAGAAAGTGCATTTGACTTGTTAGAGAGAGTTAAAAAGGTTTCGATGGAATGGGTTAAGCCTGGACATGGAAACGGAAGCAACTCCCATAACGTATCAGCAACCATTTCTATTAAAGACGAAGAATGGGATGCAGTAGCAGAATGGATGTGGAAAGAACGTAAGCACTATAATGGCTTATCAGTTCTACCGTTCTCAGACCACACTTATACCCAAGCTCCCTTTACTGACTGTACTGAAGAAGAGTACGAAGAGTTAATGAAAACTCTAGTAGATGTTGACTTGTCTAAAGTAGTAGAGATAGAGGACATGACGGACCTTTCCGGGGAAGTAGCCTGCGCTGCAGGAGCTTGCGAGGTAGTATAATAACTACTACATATTAAAATATTAGAAAGCAGGGGTGTTATTCACCCCTGTCTCTATTTATATGAAATAAAACGTTATACTAAATAATATAAAAGTATGAAAAAGTATTTGATTAATTTGCTGCTATATATGTTACCGTTTGTAGCATCTGCACAAAATACAAGTTGGTTTGAGTTAAGAGTAGAATTCGGTAGATATATTTTCTCTGGCGGAAATGTATATTCAAACGATCAATCAATTTTAGTTAAACAAGGTACTGATACACTATATTACGAAACCTACTCCTCAACTAATCCTAGTACTTATAGATACAATATTATAAATTGTGATACTGGTGATATTAAAGTAATACTTAAAAGTGCTGCCAGTAAGTGGTGGGATAATCAAAACCCATCTCCTGTTGTATGGTTACGTAATTCAACTCAAGATACATTTGTATATATAGAAGCTGATGAAACCGGACTATTCTCAGGTTCTTACCCAAATTTTTCATACGATACAACTGTTAATATGTTATCACAACCTCCACCAGTTGCGGGTTGTATGGATTCAACTTCATCATCTTATAATAGTAATGCTAATATTAGTAATGGTCAATGTAAATATCCTGTACACTTTGCAGTTGATATGAACTCATACCCTGATACATTTTCTCAAGTTTATGTAAGTGGTCAATTTAATAGCTGGAGTGGTATTGCTGATTCATTATCAGATTCTGATAGTAATGGTATTTGGACTGGTACTATAGATATCCTAAATAATCCAGGTTGGTTATGGAAGTATTCGGTTGATAATTGGTCAGACCAAGAGTTACCACCAAATATGCAAAATAATCAAAATCCATACGCACAATGTTTCTTACTTGATGCTTATGGATTTACTAATAGAAATTTAATTGTAAACGGAGACTCGGTAGTATTAGATACTAATTGTTGGGAAAAATGTTTAGATTGTGCAGACATTATCGGATGTACCGATAGTACTTCAAATGAGTTCAACCCATGGGCTACTGTTAGTGATGGGCTATGTACCGGTGACCCTGCCGCATCTCTTAATTGTTCTTCCAACCAAACTTATATAGATGTACAATTCACCCCTGATACCTATGGCGGGGAATCGAGTTGGATTGTTTACGATGACAACGGAGCAGTTTATACTGCATCCCAAGGTACATTCTCAGGCAAACCCCAAGGTGTACCTATCTCACATTATATGTGTGTTGATACAAACGTACTAATAGATATTGTAATTAGCGATAGTTATGGTGATGGTTTAAATGGTACTCTTTATGGCGGTTCAGTAGATGGGGACTTAAAAGTATATGATTGTTCAGGTAATCTTTTATGGGCATTATCCGATACTATCCCAAATGGAAACTTTGGATACCAATTCACCTCACCTCAGTTTAGTACTGGTGGTATATGTTCATCTGGTAGTTCAGATGTATATGGGTGTATGAATCCGTTCTCAACCACATATAACCCAAGTGCTACAATAGACACAGGCTCTTGTGGAGCTCCACGAATAGTAGGATGTATTGATACATCAGCATTTAATTATATAGATACCGCTAACACCAGCGAAATAATGACTGGTAACTACACTCTAAAAATTTACGATGGTGCTGCTAATGGTTGGGGTGGTACTTGGTTAGGTATCAAACAAGGTAGTAACTTATCTCCTCAATATAAAATGGGTCCTAATGATGGTTATAATCAAACATTTGATGTACCTTTAAACATATACGAACCAATTGATTTATATTTGTTTACAACGACTCAATCTCAAAACTCAATCGCTCAAGTAGCATATACTTTATATGGACCAGAGGGTGATACTATTGTAGATGTCCTATATTGGGGAGCAACTACATTACAATTCCCTATAATTCAAAGAGTAGACTCACAACCTACATTCGGAGATGTATGCATTGAAAAAGTATTCGGATGTACAGATTCAACTTCATTTAATTACGATTCACTAGCAAATACAAACGATGGGAATTGTATCCCTTACATTTACGGATGTATGAATCCATTATCATTTAACTATAATCCAAACGCAAATACTCCTGATACATGTATAGCAATTAAAGTAGGATGTACTGATTCAACGATGTGGAATTATGACCCAACCGCCAACACATCAGGTACTTGTATACCTTATATTTACGGTTGTACGGACTCAACCTCATTTAATTATAATCCACTAGCAAATACGGATGATAGTTCATGTATCCCTGTAATTTACGGTTGTACAGACCCAACTTCCTTTAATTATAATCCATCTGCAAACACAGAAAACGGTTCATGTATCCCCAAAGTATATGGTTGTATTGATTCAACAATGTGGAATTATAACCCATTAGCTAACACTGATAACGGAAGCTGCATCCCTTATATTTACGGATGTATGGATCCTGGTTCATTTAACTATAACCCACTAGCAAATACAAACCAAGTTTCAGCTACCGACTTTTCAAACCCATGTATTCCTACCATCTACGGCTGCACTGATTCAACTGCCCTAAATTATGATCCGAATGCAAATACCGACAACGGAACATGTATACCCCCAATAGTCGGATGCACAGACCCAACAGCTTACAACTACAATCCAGACGCAAACGTACCAGATTCTACAAGCTGTTTATATGATGCAGGATGTATTGACGGCCCAGGAAATCCATATTGGCTAAACGATCCTTGCTATGCTTGGGTAATCGATGTTGATAACTACTGCTGTACTAACTCCTGGGATCCTGATTGTCAAGCATTGTATGATTATTGTGCGATTGCAAATAACCTTCTCAATATCGATGAAATTGGATTTAACAGTATTATCGTCTATCCAAACCCGACTAAAGATTTTTTAAATATTAAAACTAACCTAAATATTACATATACCTTATATGACTTTACAGGTAAGGTACTTATTGAAAATTCCAAAGAGAGGGTACTTGATATATCATCATTGCCAAACAGTATTTACTTCCTATCTATCAAACACCATGATAAAATATTTAATAAAAGAATTATAAAAGAGGATTAAAATGAAAAATATATTACTGTTATTATTAATCTTACCGTTATCACTTTTTAGCCAAACAACTTTAAAAAGTGGAATTAAAGAAACTCTTAAGTTCTCTACATTTTATGGTGCCTATAACGGTAATAATTCCATCTCCGATGTAACATCATACTCCGTACTAGACGGTCTCAAGACAACAACTACAGAAACCCCTTACGATTACTCAGCAGTATTTGGAATTAGAAAAATTCAAAGATTTGGATATGAGCCTGACATTCAAAATAGGTTTAAAAACGGAACAGAGAATTCATTCTCCGACGCTGCTACGATTGGAAGTAAATCTAAAGGGTTTGAATACTTAGTTGAATTCGACTATAGAAGACAGCAAGGTAGAAAATTTTTAAATCAAGACCATTTTATAAGGTATATTGCTGATAGATATGTTTTAAAAGTAGAATATTTAGAAGATGGATTTGCAGATATCGGTTACTTCGAAGCGTCGCAAAGATTTAGACATAAATTCAATAGAAGACTCTCAGTCAATATAGGAGTAATGCAACGCATATCCGAACCTTACGGATTTGATCCATTTGCTGATTATTTAAGACCTGATGGTAGTATACCTTGGATGAAAATCTCTACCGATATGGGATATAACTATGCGCTAGATGATACCTACACTAGCCCAAACGGCGAAGTAATCGCCAATAGTACAGAAGTATTCCAAGAAGTAGTTGTACCGCAAATACTTTCAGACTACGCTAATACTCAAAGAAACGCTCTACCTAGTAAATGGGAATATTCCTTAGTAGCGGGTTTTGACTACTATAAGTACTCCAAAAAGTTCTGGCTACATTCCTGGGCAAACGTACTGCCTTATCATGTTGATATAGAAAACGAATACAGCTATCATAAATTTAATAACGGCCAGTGGATAGATTACTCCGGGGGTTTAATTTTCGGTTATCGTTTTAATAAATCGCTAGGAATATTCGCCGAAGGTAGATACCATAAATATTGGAATAGAAGGTGGCATGAATTTTCAACAGGAATTAACTATATAATTTTATAAAATGGCTAAACAGGTAGGAGAAGATACTAAAGTTACACTGGATTTAAAGACTATAGGTGTCATCGTGTTTTTTATTGCAACAGTTGTTGGTATGTGGTTTACCCTACAATCTGATATTGATAAAGCAAAAGAACTACCTCTACCTCCAGACCCGGAAGTCACAAGAATGGAGTATGATATGAAAGATCAATTAATTCGCCAAACAATTATGACCACGCAAGACGATGTCAAGGAACTGAAAAGCGATATGAGACGTATAGAAGAAAAAATTGATAAATTGAAGTAATATGAAAAAGTTTTTAATCCTAATAACCTTATGCTTATCGAGTATTATTGCAAAATCGCAGGTAGTAGTTTTACATTTTAATGCAGGATGGAATAAAACTAACAACGTAGAATGGATAAAAAACTTAACTGACTGCGATGTAGAATTCGTAGATATAGCCAAACAAGATAAATTAAAGAAAAAATATTCAATAGTAGTAGTACCAACAGTCATACTTCTCCAATACGACGAAGAGAAAAAACGGTATCAAGCAGATTTAAGCTTTAAATTAACAGCAACAAAAGAAGAGGTACAGGAAAAAATAGATGAACTTATTTTAAGCGGATTCTAATTTAAAAAATTCTCTCTAATATTTATCAGTAAGAACAGTTATAAAAAGGTTGTATATGATTAAATACATAAAAAAACAAATAATGGCATTTAGAGAAATTTTTAAAGACAATAATGACGTTAACGAGAAAAACGTGATTGGCTTTTTATCCTTTGCAGTAATGGTACTCTTTGCTGCAGCAGATTTAATAACAGGGTATTTCGGTAAGGACTTAGTAGTACAGGAGTTTATTTACAACTCCTTTGTGATTGTCACCCTTGGTTGTTTTGGTATTGCTGGGTTAGAAAAATTTGCAAAAAAATAATGATACTAAAAATAGGTTCGAGAGGGAGAGACGTAAGAGAGCTTCAAGAGTTCTTAGAAGTAGGTGCTGATGGTATCTTCGGACCTGGAACAGAAGCAGCCGTAAAAAAGTGGCAAGCCGCAAATGGTTTAGTGGCTGATGGCCTCGTTGGACCTGGTACATTATCTAAAATGGATTTGTTAGATACAGATCTTACTGAGAACATAAAAAAATCAACCGGTTCTGCTACCTATACAAATACTAAGTACAAAACATCAAACGGATTAGAAGTAGTTGAATACTTTATGCCGAAAGATGAATACAATGCAGGACCTATCAAAGCTGAATGGCTTTTTATACACCACACTGCAGGATGGCACAATCCATTTAATACCGTTAAGAATTGGGATAACGATACAGCAGGTAGGATAGCTACTGAGTTTGTATTAGGAGGACCTTCTTGCAAAGGTAACGATGTACTCTACGATGGAGTACTGGTTCAAGCATTTCCGGAAGGAAATTGGGCATCTCATTTAGGAAAAAACGGATCTCAAACAATGCATACAAACTCTATAGGTATCGAAGTTTGCAACTTCGGATACGTAGTAAACGGTAAAACATATGCCGGAGCTACTGTAGTAGATTCACAAATAGTAACATTAGCAAAACCATTCAAAGGACATAAGACTTGGCATAAATACTCAGATAAGCAAATAAACGCTCTACATAAGTGGATAGTGTGGATGGGTGAGAGAGAAGGAATAGATGTTAGAAAAGGGTTACCTGCTTTAGTAAAAGCGAAAGGAGCTGATGCGTTCGAGTTTAACGAAAATGCATATTACGGCAAAGTGAAAGGGCTATGGACACATACAAATACTCGTAAGGATAAGTTTGATATGTTCCCACAACAAGAATTACTAGACATGTTAACCAGTTTATAAAAACAGTGAAAACTCCAAACCTAATGAAAATTATCTTACTTAGTACCACAGTACTTAGCTTCTTACTAGCTTACTTTCTTGAATTATCAATGGCGAACGCTGAACAGTTCTTAGCAATAGTTGCTGTACTGCTACTCGACGGTTTTTTCGGGATGATAGCTGGAATCAAACGTGAAGGCTTCAAGACGTATAAAGCCCTTAAAGTCTTAAAATCGATATTTACTTGGGAACTTATACTAACAGCCATCCTGATGATAGAAAAAGGATTCCCAGGAACAGGGTGGTTGAGTGAAACAATAGTAACACCGTTTATTGTATTTCAACTAATGTCAGCACTTAAAAATGCATCAATGGCAGGATTTATCCAGAACGACTTGTTGAATCTTATTTTAGATAAGATAGACAAACATAAAGGAGATAGACTCTAGAGGTGGAAAAGCAAGAATTAAACAGCAGTCCATCAAGCTTTTTAGAAGTATTCCTTTCTAAACTGAAAGAACAATCCTTCACGATAGTTTTAATGCTAGGAGTTATATACTTTCAGAATAAAATGTTTCGAGAAAGAATCAGTAGACATGAGACTATTGAAGCAAAACAAGAACTCCTAATTGAAAAGATAAACCAGGAACAAAAATCACAGAGTTACGAAAGAGAGAAATATCTTATAGAACAAAAAGATTTTTACATTCAAAGAATTTTAGAACTTAAAAACAAATAAAGATTATGTCAGAAGAGGTAAACAAATCAATAGGTGATGAAAACCTAGGAGCATCTGCAAACGCTAGCGCTGGAACAGAAGTAACAGACACATCTGTAGCAGCAGGAGCTGAAGCTAATGTAGAAGTACACGCAGGTGTAGAAAACACAAATCAAATTGGAGATGTAACTATCTCTCAAGAAGCACACGCAGAAGCTGAAGTTCATGCCGAAGCAGGAGCAGAAGCAGGCTTTGATGGTAGAAATGCTAAAGTAGAAGCTGGAGCAGAAGTTGGAACATCGGTAGAAGTTGGAGTATCTAACTCAGTAGAATATGGCGGTGTAACAAACACAACCGAAGTTCATGCCGGAGCACAAGCAAATGCTGGAGTATCCGTTGGTGGACAAGTTGGAATGGATGGAGCAGAAGGACACGCAGGAGCAGTAGCTGGCGCATCAGTAGGTGTAGGCGCATCAACTGGGACATACGATGAAAGTGGAAATGGTGCAGAAGCAGGAGCAGGTGTATCGGTTGGAGTACAAGCTGGCGGTAGTGTTGGCGGTGGTGCAACGATGGATGATGGTGTTGCAACCGTTGGAGTTGATGGTAAACTTGCCCTCTTAGTTGGAGTTGATGTAGACCTTTCAGTAAGTGTAGATACTAAACCAGCACAAGAAGCAGCTCAGAAACTAGCAGAAGAAACTGCAGAAAAACTTAGATTAGAAGAAAATGCTAAAGCAGCCCAAAAGTTATTAGATGATGCAGCCGCAGAAACAAAAAGACAAACAGATGCAGCCGCAGCAGAATTACAAAGACAAAAAGACAATGCCGCAAGAGAATTAAAAAAGCAGGCAGATGATGCAGCAGAAGCTTTAAGATTAAAAGATGCAGCAGACGCTTTAAAGAAAGCCGGTAAGAAAGCTAATCCAAAAAACTGGTTCTAAATGAAAAAAGCATTCAAATTTTGAAACCCATTTATAAAAAAGTAAAAACATTATGAAATTAATCAACTGGCTTTCAGGCCTACTAAAAGATGAAAAAGGAACTCCCTCTTCAAAACGCTTTATAGGAATACTATCAGGTATATCTTTATGCGTAACGCTCTTTGCAAATCAATTCACAGCTGAAGCAATAGCACCATCTCCTGTTTTAATAAATGCAGTAGCAGCTTTAGCATTTGGAGCTTTGGGACTAGCATCAGTAGATAAGATCTGGGGTAAAAAAGGAGATACTACAGAGGAGCAATAGAAGTTGCACTCTCCGTATTTTTGTACTATATTTCAAATAGTATGAGAAAGATCCAACAGTACTTACTGCCCTCCCTTATAGCAGTATCAGCACTTTCAGTATCCGCTTCCGCAGCATTCTACTCAGTCTCAGGACTAAGCAAACTCTTTGCCGGAGCCGCACTTGCTGTCATAATAATGGCTGCTTCCTTAGAGGTAGCTAAACTAGTAATAGCTTCACTATTATACCAGTATAGAAAAACACTACCCAAATTCCTTAAATACTATCTATCAGTAGCTTGTTTTGTATTAATACTAATTACAAGTATGGGTATTTACGGGTTCCTATCTGCTGCCTATCAAAAAACAGCATCAGTATCGGGAACAATTGATGCTCAAATAACGTTAGTGGAAACTAAAAGGGATAATATTAAAGAGCAATTAAACGTATTCAACACAGAAAAGGAAAGTATTAACAAATCAGTAACAGATTTAAGAAATGGACTATCCAATAATGTTATAACATATACAAATTCAGAAGGACAGGTAATGACCTCAACCTCATCAGCTACCCGTAGAGCATTAGAAAAACAACTGGATCAAGCGATTGAACGTCAGACTTCAATCAATACCCGAGTGGATGATCTAAATGAAAAATTATTTACATATGAAACAGAAATAGTAGAAGTATCTACTAATAACGAGTTGACAAGTGAGCTAGGACCTCTTAAATTCCTTTCCGAGTTAACAGGTATTCCTATGAATAAAATCATTAATGTTTTACTCTTAATTATTATATTTGTGTTTGATCCATTAGCGATTGCTCTAGTAATAGCCGCTAACTTTGCTTTTGAACAAATCAAACCAGAAGAAGATGATTTATCCGATTTAGAAGGGACAATAAATGATGGGTTAGATGAAATTGAAGATTGGGATGAGGGATTAGAAGAAATTATATACGGAAGTGACTTAGAAGAAGAAGATGATTTGTTCGATACATGGTACGAGAATATGGAATTCCCCCTCCTGAATGAACCACTAATGCAAGCAGCTAAAGAGTACGAAGCTACAACCTCCGAGGAGCAGATTGTAGAAGAAGAAATACCTCAACTAAACATGGATATAGCTAAGGACTACATGCACGCTAGACCTGGATATAAACCACCCAACTCTATCCAGGCAGACGACGGTATGGGAGGTAAAGTCTATTAATAGCCAAGTTGCTATATTGAACTAATTAAGTTATCTTTAAAAAAGTATAAAAGTTATAAATCAAATAAATGCAAGAACACAACAAAAATCAAGAAGCAGTGATAGCTATTGCTGGGAAACATCTAGGACAAGTAGGAGGAGCAGGGTACAGCGATCAGTACAACCCAGACCTACTAGTAGCAATTCCTAGAAATCTAAACAGAGAAGCTTACGGTATCGACGAAGCAAATTTACCTTTTGTAGGAAGCGATGTCTGGAATGCTTACGAAGTATCCGCTATTACAGAAACAGGAAGACCAGTAGTAGGTATGTTAAAGATAGTATACCCCTCAGACTCCCCTTTACACGTAGAGTCTAAATCTATAAAGCTGTATTTAAACTCCTTTAATATGACAAGACTGGGGAAAACAGCAAAAGAGTGTATGTCCTTGGTAGAAGAGAGGGTAGTTAAAGACCTGAGTACTGCACTTCATACAGAAGTAGCTGTAAGATTCTTCGATACTGATTTCGGACCTCAAGCAGACTTTGGAAAAGAGTATATAAACATAAGTCGATTAACAGACTTAGACGAGGTGGAATTTAACGTATTCCAATCAGACGCAAACCAACTAAAAAGTGTAGATGAAGAAGTTTCAGATACGGTAATAAAAGTACATTCAGATCTCTTAAGATCTAACTGTAGAGTAACAAATCAACCGGATTGGGGTGATGTGTACATACATATGGAAGGAGTAAAAGAGCCAGATTACGCTTCTATTGCAAAGTACATAGTATCTCATAGACAGGTATCTCACTTCCATGAAGAGATTGTAGAAATGATATTTACACATCTTACTGAAGCTTTTAATCCTAACAAGTTAATGGTATGTGCTCTATATACAAGAAGAGGAGGATTAGATATTAACCCTATCAGAGCTACTCATCAAGATATGATCCCAGCAGCCTTTATAGGAGTTGAGTTTAGAAATCGAAAAACACTTAGACAGTAAAACATAAAGTTGCGATATAGAAAAATTGTTCGTATATTTAGGTATGGAGAAAAAGAAATATGTCTATGTGCCCAAAGTATACGAGCAACGAACTGTATATGACTTAGAAATGCAAGACGATGACGGGAGTATTAGTGTATGGAGATATGATAAGAAGAAAAACCCATACGGACCTTATCAGACAACTACAAAATATCCAATAGGTCATAATTTTAATCCGGAAGCAAAAATTCCAAAAAGTAAACAGAAATACGTAAACCCAAAAACGGGAAAAGAAGTAAGTTACGCCCGAGCAAAGAACCTCGGACTTATATAAAAACATATGATAATACTAGGAGTAATAACAGTAGCCCTTGTAGCTGCACTGGTTAATCTAGGGCTCTCCCTACGCGAAGCTAAAAGTCATATAAGAGAGTTAGAAGAGAGTTTTGCCTTGGAGAGAACCAAGATTAGAAAAGATGCACAGTTTAGATCTTCGGCAGTGAATTGGGGGAAAACAATTGAGCATTTTGTACCGTTTATGACAGAATTTCCAATACCGCCGGAAGATGTAGTATTTTTAGGAATGCCTATAGACTACGTAGGGTTTACAAACACCGGAAGTAAGACTAAATGCGAAGTACACTTTGTAGAAGTTAAATCAGGAAGTTCTTTCTTAATGGGTAAGCAGAAAAATATAAAAAAAGCTATACAGGAAGGAAGAGTTTACTGGCATGAAGTAGCAGTAGAAAGTAACGCAGAAAGAGAAAAATAATGACTTTAAAAAAACAATCTATAAGAAGAATCGAGGATGTTACCTTAAACGGAAAAGTTACTACTAAAGAAGAGCTTATCTTCGTAAGTACCGGCTGGGCAGAGAAGGAGGTAATATTGTTTAAGAAGGTATTATCGCAAGGAGGAGTATGTAGAATAGGCGGAGATCTACTTAAGGTAGATAAGGTAGAGCTGATAAGACCTATCAGCGATAGAAACATTTAACCAGTATGAAGCTACTTACAGAATACAACAACCTAACCGAGCAGGAAAAAGAAGAACTGCTTAACCTACTCTTCGCAGACGGATACACCTCAGATCTAGAACTTATGAGAGATTCCGAAAAAAATGTACTAGATCACGAGTGGGATACGATAATTAAAAAACTCGCAGGAGCTAGGCTAAGAATGACTCTAGAAGAAGAAAAAATAATAAAATCTGTTGCAAAAAGACTTTAAAGTTCGTATATTATAGTAATAAAAAAAGATGGATAACCAGAAAAAACACGTAGTATTATCGCTTTCGGGCGGGATGGATAGTAGCACTCTGCTACTTAAATGTCTAAAAGAGTTTGACACAGTAACAGCTTTATCATTCGACTATGGACAAAAACATAGAGTTGAATTAGAAAGAGCTCAATCATTAGTAGATTATTTAAATAATAAGTGTAGCGATGAAGAGTGTTACGGAGGTTGTAGAATTAAATACCAAGTTATTAAACTAGATGGATTAGTTAACCTATTAGATTCAGCTTTAGTAACAGGAGGAGATGATGTACCTGAAGGTCATTATGCAGAAGATAATATGAAAGCAACAGTTGTTCCTAACAGAAACAAAATATTTGCTTCTATTACCCAAGCCGTTGCTCTATCAGTAGCAAATAGGACAGGAGAGAATTGTGATATTGCAATGGGTATCCACGCAGGTGATCATTCAATTTATCCTGATTGCAGACAGGAATTTAGAGATGCAGATGATGAAGCTTTTAGACTAGGTAATTGGGATGCCGAAAGAGTACATTATTGGACACCTTACTTATTAGGAGATAAATTCACTATCCTACAAGATGGGGAAGTATTATGTGAAGAACTAGGTTTAGATTTTGATGAAGTTTATAAAAGAACAATGACATCTTATAAACCAATTCATATTCATGGTGGAGGGGGAGATGGATGGTATGCCGATTATAAATCAGCCTCTTCAGTAGAACGTATTGAAGCTTTTATGGCATTAGGTAGACCTGATCCATCACAATATGCTGATGAGAAGGGGGTTGTAGATTATGAAACAGCTAGAATTTACGTAGAACAGGTTCTATCAGAATATGAAAAAGAACAATTAAATATAAAATAATATTATGAGCGACGGAATAACAGAAGCAAGACGAGGTACTTACTTTGATAACTCAACAACTAGAGGAAGTAAACCTAAACAGGAGGAACCTTCGAAAAGTACTACGGCTCGAGGCTGGTTTTTAAAATATGGACATTGGAGTTTCTTTACACTTTCCGTATTAGAAGCTCTTGCAGGGGATGGACTTATAGCAATCGCTTTAATGATACTTTTTTACAACTACCAAACAGGTAAAAGATAATACATGAATAAATTAATATACATATCAGCCACATGGTGCGGACCTTGTAAGACTTTTGGACCGATAATGGAACAAGTAGCTAACTCAGGAGTATCTGTAACGAAGTTGGATGCAGACAGAGACCAGCAAGCATTAGCTGACTACCAAGTACGAAGCGTACCAGCAGTAATTAAGGTAGACGGATCAGGAAAAATGATCGATAAGTTTATAGGAGTTAGATCAATGCAGGAAGTATTAAATTTCTATAATGGGTAGATTCCAATCAACAAAGATATATGACGGCTTCAGCACCGTCTTTCGTCAATGGGATGCAGAAGGTACGCACTGCCAGAAACTACATGGATATGGCATTAGTTTTAAAGTAACTTTCGAAGGAGAGCTAGATCATAGAAACTGGATATTTGACTTCGGAGGTATGAAAAGAGCTAAAACTCTTATTGACGGGCTACAGCCTAAAGCTTGGATGGATTATATGTTCGATCATACCTTCCTAGTAGCAGAAGATGATCCGTTCAAGGAATCTTTCTTAGCAATGAATGTAGCGGGAGTAGCTCAAGTAAGAGTAGTTCCCGCAACAGGAGCTGAGAAGTTCGCAGAGTACCTGTACGGAAAGCTAAGCACCTTTATTAAAGAAGAAACCGAAGAAAGAGTAAAAATAATATCAGTCGAGTTCATGGAACACGGTAAAAATACAGCTCTCTACATTGCAGATTAGGTAATGGAAAACGAAGACGATTGGGAAATGCAAGAACCTAAAGACGGCTTCACAAAAGAAGATGAGAAGTACCTCTTTCGGATGTTACAAAACATGACTATACTCGGAGAAAAATCACTTAAAGATCGGAAAAAAAACTAAAAAAGGCTTGCTTCTGCAGGCCTTTCTTCGTATCTTTAGGTATAGATAATAAGAGTTATGACAGATCAAACAAACTACACCGAATTCGAAGCCCTTCAAGAGTTTAATCATTTTCAAACTTTAGTAAATACTAAAGAGTATGTTACTAAAGATGAATATAATTTCATCATTGCTTATGATGCAACAGAAAAAACTAATTTCTGCTACGTAGGAGAGTATAGTAAATACGGTGAGTATTTAAACTTACATGTTTATAGTGAGCATGATCATGAAAAACGTCAATACGAAATGGAGGTAGGGATTTAATATGAAGAAGATATTATACCTCCACGGCCTTGAAAGTAAACAAGGCGGAGAAAAAGTTGGTTTTCTA